CACGATGGCAATGACAAGCATGGGTGCAAAGGGTGCGATTACAAGGAGGGACAGGAGTTCAAGCTCATATGTTTTCATGCCTAACTATACCACACAAACAAACAAAAGTCAAGCTGTTTTTACCTTTATTTTTATTTATTTTTTTTTACTTTTTACTTGACAAGTTTGTAGCTCAGTATATTTTTAATCAAATAGAAGAACCAAATAGGTAAGTCCTTAATAGTCAACGGGTTACGCAAGGGGGCGGTGATTTTCACTCTGCATAAGAACAGTTGTAACTCGTTGGTTATCAACGAGTTATGGCGCGGGGGCGGGCGGCTGGCCGTAACTCGTTGAGTGTTAGGTAGTTATGGGTGTTACTCGTTTAACATGATGTCAAGTGTTTTTTTTATTTTTTTTAGAGCAGGCCAGCCATGGCCTCGCCCTCGCTCAACTCCTCGCGTGGTGACAGTGGGGGATCATCAGAGAAGTCGGGATCATTAACGCCCCAGCCCATCAACTCACACAGGAGACGCTCGGAGAACAGCGGCCAGCCAACGGCCTTGAATCCAGCCTTAGCATTGATGCAGGCACGGGTAACGATCAGGTCAGCCTGATCTTCAGTGAGCGCGGGAAACTCACGGCGGAGATCTTTAAAGATCAACTCGCCATCCTCATTGGCGAAAGTGGGAGCAAGACGAACGGCGAGAGAGATGGCGGAGGCGATTATGTTAGGTGATTTCATAAGGTAAGTATAACACAGGTTAAAGTAAAAGTCAAGTGTTTTTTATTTCTTTTTTTAGCTTTTCTTTGAGCTTTCTGCGAGCTTTGGCGCGAATCAAAAGATAGAGAAGTTTTTTGTTCATGCCTAACTATACCACACGATTAGCCCCGTGTCAAGTGTTTTTATTTGTTTTTTTACGTTTTTCTTCCCTCATAACTTGTTGACTGTCAACGAGTTACGACGCGGGGGTGGCCCGCGCCCCCTAACCCCTTGAGGCTTAGGTAGTTACGTGGGTTGTTACGTTAGTCCCACTTTTCCCACAGCACCTTGCCGCCCTTGGACAAGACGCGCTGGCGGAGGATAGGGCAACCCTCGACCCCCTCAAAGCGGCGGGTGACCGCGCCCTCGAAGGCCATGGCCTTCTTGGGTGAGGGCGACATGGACACGCGGGTGTCCGTGCCACACTCCCAGTTGCCACCCAAGGAAGGCGGGCATTGCTGGAACTCGATGACGGTGAACTTGAAAAGGTTGTTTTGAATCATGCTATAAGTATACCACAGGTTAAGGTTAAAGTCAAGAGAAAAAAGCAATTATTTTTTTAGGTTAGCAAGCCATCCGATGGATGAACTCACAAGTCCCGCGAAAGTCACGCAGGTCATCGCCGTCATTGACGGCATCAGTGGCGAGGGAAAGCACACACTGGATAGTGTGGCAATCGACACCATCGACACCATCGAAGTGGAAGACGAGGGTGGCGTAGCGCACCGCCTTAGAGACGGGCTGACGGAGAACACGAAGGGTGGAAACAACTAAGTCGTATGATGTAAGCATGGCTAACTATACCATACTCTCAGGTAAAAGTCAAGTTCTTTTTGTGTTTTTATTGCATTTTTTTTTCGCGTGTTAACCCTCGTAAGTCGTTGATTGTCAAGGAGTTAGGGCGGCGGGGTGGCCGCGCCCCCGTAACTCCCTGAGTGTCAAGCAGTTACGGAGGTTGTTATGCTTACTCCTACAGTAAAGGGGGGTGGGACATCAGCGGGGTGACCCCAGCCCAAGGCGTTGACGCTTGTCAATGCGTCGCTTGCTGATGCTCTCGCGCAGTCGCTCTAGTCGCACGATCTTGCGCTTGCGTTTACGCTTGAGTTCTTTCTTGTGTTTCTTTATGCTGTATGCTTGCATGATGCTAGTATGTGAATGTGAATGGTGTGTGTGTGTTAGTGATTAAGGAAAGTCAACGCGACCATGCGCGATGTTAAGCGCATCGCCGTGCGCTTCCCATGCCGCCTTACGGCTAGGAAACTCAACGATGCGACCAGTGCCAGCAGACACACCCGCGAACGGGTTAGCCATCTGACGCTCGCAACGCTCGCGCCTGTAGTTACCACCGAAGCAGACTTCGGCAGAGTCAGGGTTACGCTTACCGAACAAGACAAAGAACGGAGAGGAGTCAGGTGTTTTCATTTTCATAATTTTATTATAGGAGTTAAGTTAAGTCAAGGGTTAAATTTTTTCTAGCACTCGACGCTACCTGAGTGCTTGATCATGCAGATGTGCATGATGTTCATAACGTCAGGGTTGCGCTCAAGCGCAAGGTTATCCCTAAAGTTAGAGTTATGGGAAGAGTCGCAAGCCATGCTTACGACTTCCTCAATGACATCCGCACGGAACTGCGGGTAGTCGCGCACAAGCTGTGCGGTGAGGATGACAGCACCATCATCGTGACGGTAACGCAAAGCGTTACGAAGAGCGTCAGCGATGAGAGTAGGAAAAGAGGCGAACATGGTATTTTTATTTTTCATTATGTTAGTAGGAGTTAAGTTAGAATTAAAAGCCTTATTTATTTGCTTATTACTCTGTAAGTATACCACAGAATTAAAGAAAAAGCAAACGTTATTTACTTTGTGCTTGTGTAACTCGTTGATACGAACATTAATTTATTGTAATGTTAAATTACTTGACAGGTTTCGGAAACCCCCCCCATTTCTCAGAAAAAAAACTTTATAATTACTATAACAGTCGCGGGGGGACTGTTTTCTCATTCTCTCAATCCCCATACCCCTACCCATTTCTCTGGGCGTGTCTTTTGGGGTGATGTTATCTTCTTTGTTGTTTAAAAAAAATATCCAGCCCATATAATTACAAATGACGCTTGATCTTATCACAAAGCTTTTGCCAGCGATAGCTGGGGTAATGTATGCGGTCGTTGGCCTAGCGTATATGTTCAAGAGCGAATATGCTTGGAGTATGGTGTGGATCTCCTATGCCACGGCTAACTTTGGCCTTACCGTTGCGGGAAACCAATAAAACAAGAAAAAGCCCATAGCCCCAAAAACATTAATAAGTGTAATACCTACAAATGAGCTTGAGTTACGCTAATTTTCCCATCTACGTTGGATCGGCTAATGCTTCGTCTATTCCCTACCCCACCGAAGCGACGACCTTTTTGCCCAGCACCACCGTGGGCGTGACATATTCAACATCTGCAACCCCCAACAGGACGCTGGGAGAATCTATCGCGGCGGGAGATCAATTTAAATTTGGTGGACCACTAGGCGCAACCATCTCCTTTCAAATGCTTCTGCATGATGAGCTACCCCCAAATGAAACGGGTTACTCCTTCCTTTCTGGGCAAAGTGGCGATTTCTTCCCCATTCAGATCGGTAGCGGAGTTTTCAATAAATGTTATCTTCAGGATTATACGGTTACCATTCAACCATACGTTCCTGTCACGGTGGATGTTAATTTTGTTTCCTTAGATCCCCCTACAGGACAGCAGGTTTCTGGAGATCCCGCCCCTTACCAACACGCCTTTGGCACTGATCCTCCCTTTGATGGCAATAAGTTTGTATACGGACATACTTGTAGCGTTGAGAACATGACGGACGTTGTAGGACAGGTGCAGTCCTCTATAACCTATAGAAAAAATTTCAGTCGAACTCCAAACTATACCTTGGGTTCCATTAACGCGACAGATATGTTATTAGATGGCATAGAAACAGAAACAACAATAACTTCCACAGGATTAGAAAACCTAATCAACTTCAGCGGAGATGAAACCACCAATGACTTAAATATCTCTTTAGAGAACGCCGCAGGGGATTCTATAAGATTTTTTACAGGCATATCCATAAAAGCGGGAGCGAGAGTTCTTAACGAAGGTTATAACATGGCGGGGGGTGATACTTTACAAACAAGCGCCACTTTAAGGGAGATACTTTTATAAAATAAGTGTAACTATATATGTTACATGGCGGTTAAAAAACTGACAAGTTCATTAGAACTAAAACCACATTTTCACCACTCTATAAAGTTTAAGGAGCGGCGGTTTAAATTCACCGCCAAACAAAAAAGGTTCCTTAACGTTCTACTCGACCCCGCAAACAAAATCCTCTTCGTTTCAGGGCCAGCGGGTTCCAGTAAAACCTACATGTCCTTATACGGTTGCCTACGTTTAATGGCGGATGATATTGACAGGGAGCTACTATATGTAAGAAGCATAGCGGAAAGCGCGGATAAGGGATTGGGTAGCTTACCAGGGGACATAAGCGAGAAATTCAATCCCTTCTTAATGCCTCTTTACGATAAGTTGGATGAAATTGTCTTTGAGGGCGATACAGCCTTCTTAAAGCAGAAGGGTCGCATTTCAGCAGTTCCAATTAATTTTATGCGCGGGGCAAGCTGGAACAACAAGTTGGTTATCGCAGACGAAGCTCAAAATTTTACGTTTAAGGAATTAACCACTCTGATAACGCGCATTGGCGAAGATAGTAAGCTTATCATTTGTGGAGACTTCATGCAAAGCGATATAAACGGTAAGAGCGGTTTCAAGGAAATGTTTGAGTTGTTCGCGGACGACATTTCTAAGGAGAACGGCATATCTTCATTTCCCTTCACCCACACCGATATTGTAAGAAGTAAAATTTTAAAGTTTATCGTTTCTAAATTAGAATCTCATAAAAAAGTGTAATATAATAGAGTATAACAAGAGCGATGTCAACGCGGTAGCGGCGAACAGCTTATTATACAACAGGACACACCATCTTGTTTTTTACATTTTAATTAGAAAAAAGAGGTATTTATTTTATAAATATTAAGGAACCAATGGCCCATTTATTCTGTCATAGCTGTGGAACGAAAATTGAGTACGCTCATGCTCAACCTAATTTTTGTGTTAAGTGTGGACAAGCTTTAAATAGCAACGCAACTACTCAAGCATCCGCTCCACCTGTTGAAGTGAAACCGATTTCTGATGACGAGACCGACGCTCAACAGATTCCCTCTCTCGCAAGTATTCAGGTAGACTATGAAGCGGGTGGGAACCACACCTTTACTTTGGGTTCATTAGCGGGAAAAGAAACTCCCCCAGATTACAGACCGCGTAAGGGGTCGAGATCTGTGAATGAATTCATTGATGAAAAAAAGGAGTAAATACACTTATGAAGACTTCTCGGATGTCATCGATCTTGCGATAAAAAAACAGCGCTCCAAATGGAGGCTGAACGCCGTAAAATGGTTCGACTTTCAAGATGTCGAACAAATCATCAAAACCCACATAGCAAAGAAGTGGCACATGTGGGATCAAACGCGCCCGCTGGAACCATGGATTGGTAGGATAATTTCCAATCAACTCCGTAACCTGATCCGCAACCATTACGGCAACTATGTAAAGCCCTGCACGAACTGTAAATTTGCTCACGGAGACTTCTGTAATCATACCGCCAGTAAAAAGCAGGATACCTCTTGCGAGCTTTACGCCAAGTGGGCGAAGTTTAAAAAATCAGGGCTAGAGCTAAAAATCCCTTTTTCAACAGAAGACTTTCACACAGAAGTTAATAACCAGCGGTATACTGATTTTGATTTCGATACCTCTCTAAAGAGACTCGATATCTACATGGAAATCAAATTAAGCGAAACCCATTACATTGCCTATCGAATGTTATACTTCGAAGACAAGAACGAGGAGGATGTCGCCAAATTCATGGGTTACAAGATTTCGCCGCAGAAAAAAAAGCTCGGCTACAGGCAAGTAAAGAATCTTAAAAAGAAGTTCCTTGAGGTGGCTTTGGAAATTTTACAGGAACACGACATTATAACTGATGGATCTAACTGAAACGCAGAAAACGTTTTTGAGAGAAAATGCTGCTCAAATTCCCGACTTGATTGATTTAACAAGGCAGTGTTTTGAAAACGATGTCTTGGATGGCAGATCTCGGGAAGGAAGAGCCGTCAGGAAATTCTTGGTTGAAAATTCCATAGATTTTCGAACAACCTCCCGCCAGCCAACGGAAAATATAGACTTTACACGCGAACAGCGTGAATTCATTCTCCAACAAGCCGAAAACGGGCTTTCGTCATTGGAGATTGCGCGGATAGTTTTCCCAGATCGCAGAGTCCCACCCCTGAGCAACGAGCAGCGAGCGGTTTTGGCTGAGATTCGTTCCGTCAATCCTGATATTTTACCTTCCCAAGATAGTGGGGCGTTGAATTCATACATTTCACCCAAATCTTCATCCCGAATCATTAAAAAAATCAATGACGCTACTGGAATCGGCTTAGATGAATCGAAGATTAACAGGCAAAAGCAAATTTGCATTGAAAAACTCGGAGTAAACCTTTCCAACTCTCGATTTTTGAAAATTATTAATAATTACCTCAATCTGGAGGATCGATTACTGTTTGAGCATGAGTTTATACGTTTAACATGGGATAAGCCCGACTTAACGGCGGATGAAATTAATTTGTATTTAAATGTCTGCAAGGAGGTTATTAATTTGGAGGTAATTAGCTCTCACCTTAATAAATTGAATGACATGTTCGATGTGGCTGACGAACAGGCTGAGATGTCCATTCGTCTTGCCGAAATCATTAAGGCCAAGAGTTCAGAGTATCATCAGTGCGAAACGAGGATAGAAAACCTCACCAAAAAGCTTCAAGGTGATCGGGGTGAGAGAATGAAGAAGATGCAGAAGGAGAATGCCTCTTTTCTTTCTATTGTTCAATTGTTTCAAGAAGAAGCGGAGCGTAAAACTATGCTCAAGATCGCTGAGATGCAAAAACAAACGGTTCGTGAGGAAGCAGACAGACTAGAGAATATGTCTGAGTGGAAAGCGAGAGTATTAGGCATATCAAAGGATGACACAATTTAAATGCAAGGAATGTGACCAAGAGTATGGGTCATTACGCAGTCTCCATGCACATATCAAAAAACATGATGTGTTGTTGGGAGATTATTATGTTAAGCACTTTCAACGCAAAGATAAACTCACTGGTGAGTTAATACCCTTTAAGAAATACGATCAATACTTCCACACCTCATTCCTAAACGCTTCAAACATGAGGAAGTGGTGCAAGACGGCCCCCAAGGAGGAAGTGAAAGATTTTGTGATTAATTCCATCAAAGATAAGCTCACATCAAAAAACATAAAAGCAGGACCGCCCGCTCTCTATTTGGAAACCTCTGGATTGCCTGATATGGAGATATGTAAAGAGATATTCGGTAGCTATAACGCCACCTGTAAAAAGTTTGGTATGTTGCCTATGTTATCAGGGCAACTACCAAAAGAGTTCGATAACGACTTCTCCAACAGTAACATCCTGATAGATACAAGAGGGGATAAGGGGGGAGAAGAGGAGAACAGTGAGTTGTTGAAGCTGGACGTTGGGGACTATGGCGTTTCTGGAGAACTTTATGATTATACATTTGTGGATCGAAAGTCTTACCAGGATTTTGGTGCCACTGTAACTGGGGGCTACGCTAGATTTGTAAAAGAATTAGAAAGATGCAGGAGTTTAGGATGCTTTTTGTTTATAGTGGTGGAGTGTGGCTTTGATGATATACATAGGGAAAATAACTCCAGTTATAAAAAATTTAACTTAGGATATGTCTGCCACCGCATGAGGGCTATTCAAGCTGACTATTCAGACTGTTGCCAGTTTGTGTTTAGTGGTTCTCGGGAAGAAAGTGTAAGGTTAATACCTAAGATTCTTGTTTTGGGGCAAAAGCTTTGGAAGGTGGATCTTCAATATTTCTGGAATAAAAAAATTAAGAAAAATGTCTTGGGAAACAGGGAAACAAAAACTCCACCGAGAGTTCGAAAATATAAATCAAGAACTTTTAGAAAAAGAGGGGTATTTGGAAGAAACTGAGGCAAAAATTTTGCTTTATAAGTTTCTGAAAGAAAATCCATCATTTGCTTCTGAATTGTTCACTGGGGTGAAATTATTCCCCTTTCAGCATATGGCCATAAAAGCCATGATGGAGTCCGATTACTTTTTGGGCATCTGGAGCCGTGGAATGTCTAAAAGCTTCTCTACGGCTGTTTTCGCGCTCCTAGACGCTATTCTACACCAAGGAGTGCAGATAGGTATTCTATCAAAATCCTTTAGGCAATCTAAAATGATTTTCAAAAAAATAGAGGAGATATCAAAAAGCCCCAAGGCAACCTTTTTTGCTCAATGTATTACCCGCACCTCCAAAATGAATGATGAGTGGGTTATGGAAATTGGGAGAAGTAGTATCCGCGCTCTACCATTAGGTGATGGCGAGAAGCTTAGGGGTTTTCGTTTTCAACGAATGATTATTGATGAGTTACTCCTAATGCCTGAAAAAATTTATAACGAAGTCATTATGCCGTTCCTTTCTGTTGTGGAAAACCCCACAGAAAGGCAGGAGGTGTATGACTTGGAAACCCAACTCATTGAGACGGGTAAAATGAAGGAAGAGGACAGGAGGGTGTGGCCTAATAACAAAATTATTGGATTATCGTCAGCCTCATACAAGTTTGAGTATCTATATAAGATCTATCAACAATATGAAGCCTTAATCCTTAATGAGAATAAACAGGATGGGGCGCACCGCACCATTATGCACTTTAGTTATGATTGTGCGCCCGAACAACTCTATGATCAGAATTTAATTAGTCAGGCTCAGTCCACCATGAGTCAATCTCAATTTGATAGGGAATTTGGGGCTATTTTCACAGACGACAGTTCAGGCTACTTCAAGGTGAGTAAAATGGCCGCTTGCACTCTGCCTGACGGCGAGGGCCAGTGCGTAGAGGTTGTGGGTAACCCCAAGGATGAATACATTTTAGCTTTTGACCCCTCATGGTCGGAAAGCGAGGGTTCCGACGATTTTGCCATTCTCTTAATAAAGCTAAACAAGGACACCCGTAAGGGAACCGTGGTTCACAGTTACGGACTGTCGGGAGCCAACCTTAAAACCCATATCAAATATATGGCCTACCTGTTAACCCACTTCAATATCGTTGCGGTGGTGGGGGATTACAATGGTGGGGTTCAGTTCATGAATTCCTGCAACGAAAGCGAGGTATTTAAAAACAAAAACTTAAGACTAGAGACTATTGATGCGGAATTAGACAAAGCGCAAGACTATCAGAAAAATATACTCAAGCTAAAAAACCAATATAATAAACTCAATAAAAAATTTGTGTTTTTGCGTAAACCTAGCTCTCAGTGGATTCGTTATGCAAATGAAAGCTTGCAAGCCGCCTTTGATCATAAAAAAATCTTCTTTGCGGGTGCAGCCATGGATGACGACTATAACGCCCAAAGGAAAGCTAGAATCCCCATAAAGGAGTTAAAGTTTATAAGGAATGATCCCAATGACAAGGGGCAGGTAGGAGCGAGGATGATTGACTTTGTGGAGCATCAGAAAGATATGATGGATTTAATTAAGGTGCAGTGTGCCTTGATCCATGTCACAACCTCCCTTCAAGGAACCCAAAGCTTTGACTTGCCTCCCAACCTAAGAAAACAAAAGGGGGCGGATAAGGCGCGGAAGGACTCCTACTCGGCGCTAGTGTTGGGGAACTGGATGATGAATGTTTACTATGATATGGAAACCCATGAGGGGGAACAGGTTCAGTCTACCTTCACTCCAATGTTTATTTCTTAACATTTAAAAGTTGAAAGTTAACTTTGGGGTGTAATATAACCCATATCCCATGGCCAAGAGAAAATATAATAAAAAGTCTGATTATTGGAAAAAATTCGAAAAGGATACTGAGCAGTCGCAGGGTTCATATGCGGTTCCCTCAGTTCCCAGTGATACCATACCCGATTTATTGGGTGAGCCATTTTACACCTCCGACGCCTCTTATGGCGAAGTAGCTAGAGCCAGAACGAATTTAGACATGGCCAAGCGCAGCGGTACACGCACCAATCGGGTCGCTTACCGTAATCCGCATGATCGGTTTTCCAGTATTCGTGTTGGATTGCTACCCTACGATTATGCCGCTGATGGGGTTAGTGCTAGAGACGGCATCGAGCTTTGTCAAAAAGCCTATGCAAATGTGGCCATCTTCAGAAACGCCATCGACATAATGGCAGAATTCACCAATACAGATGTTTATCTGGAGGGTGGCACTCGAAAAAGCCGAGAATTTTTCACGCAGTGGTTTAAGAAAGTAAATTTAACCAATATTAAAGACCAGTATTTTAGAGAGTATTATCGGAGCGGTAACGTATTTTTTTATCGCGTTGATGGCAAATTTAAAGCCGAAGATTACGCTTT